ACAAAATAGCGTATAATGTGATTATGAAACGGCTATTTCTGTTCATCCTCTTCACCCTGACCTATGCCGCCTGGCTTTACGTCCTGCGGCTGAATTACCGCTATATGCTAAAGCTAGAAATGAGGAAGATATGACAACTCTACTCTACTACCGCGAACCAAAGACCTGCTTTTCATACACATACCAGACGGCGCATGAGCATTATTTTCAATGGTCGCTTGACCCCGCGACCTCGACGCTGGTGCTGCGCTGCTCATGCGGCAAGGTGATGACGCTGAAAGAGACCCAAGATTGGATAAACGCGAAAGGATAAGATGACAAAACCAAAATGGACGCGCATCGAAATACGGCTGGGTGATATTATAGGCTGGGAGGGCAATCCGCGATTGTCAACAGTTGCACAGGCTGAGAGAATTATAGCCAGTGAAAAGAAGTGGGGGCAGACGTTGCCGTTTTTTGTTTCCCCGTTTATGGATGGTGGGCGGGTAAAACTGATTGACGGACATCAAAGATTATCGGCATGGTTGACAAAACACGGGGAAGATTTTATAGTCAAGGCGGAGCAATGCGACAGGGCATTGACCGAGGATGAACAGCGCGAATTTGTGATTACCCATCACATCAGCGCGACTGGCTCATTAGACTGGGGCAAGTTGTCAAGTTGGGACGCGCCGAAGTTGATAGAGTGGGGCGTGAATGAAGCGCAAAAAAAACAATGGGACAATGACGCGAATAATGCGAATGAAATGCTTACAGCTGAGGAGCTGAAGGATGACACAGAAACCGAAGAGCCGAGAGTCCCGTTTGGCGATGAACGCGATTCAATATCTACTTCTGAATTGTTAAAAAAATATGACAACATACTTTGTGCTTTTAGCGGGGGAAAGGATAGTATAGCGATGGCTCAATTTTTGAAAGATACTGTGCCCAATGAAAAAATAACTCTGGTATGTTGCATAACTCCGTTTGATTGGCTTGATTTGAATGAATACTTAGATTATGTATCTCCAATATTAGATTTGAAAATCGTAAAACTAAAACCGCAAAATGGAGATAAAGACAGAGACGAAAAGCTTGTAAAATATGGATACCCAACACGCACGACCAAATGGTGTAATGCAAGATATAAGGCGCAGCCAATGGGGGCGTATGAGAAGACGATAAAAAACAAGATTGTTTGTATGGGTACGCGGGCAGAGGAATCGGCGCGGCGGGCTAATATGATTTCGCGTGGTGTGTGGGGCGGAACAAAAGATTTTGTATTTCCTATTTTTGACATGAAAACAGATGAAGTTTTAGAGTATGTGAAGCGTTCTGGCGTAAAACTTCATTATTCATACAAGCACTTTAATCGTTTTTCGTGTTATGGATGCCATGAATGTGGCGCGGACGATTGGGCGATACTTAGGGAGCACTACCCCGCTATGTTTTTGCGATCCCTTCAAATGTTTACAACTGGTATGCAATCTTTTCCGTTCCGGAAAGGTTCAAAAGCCCTTGAGATTTTAGGTGACATGACGAAACTCGACAAGCACGAGCCTTATGGCTTTGATGGAATTGATTTTTGGGAACCAGAAATAAAGCAAATTTAAGCACATTAAACACAAATTATGGCAAAGATAAAGCGCACAAAAGAAGAGGTAATCAAAGCAATCATAGACTATGGCGGGCGTAAAACCGCAGTGTGTGAGGTGCTTGTTATCACGCGCTCCACACTGGAAAGGTATCTGCTCGACCCGAAGATACAAGAGGCGTTGGACTTCGCCCTCTCCCGTCGCATTGACCGAGCCGAGCACAAACTAGATGAGGCGGTAGAACGCGGTGAGAGTTGGGCGATTCAGTTGACGCTGAAAGACAGCAAGCGCGGCAAAGAACGCGGGTACGGCAACAGCGTGGACGTAACCAGCGGCGGCGAGAAGATAGCCCCGCCTCAGATAATCGAAATTATCCGCAATTATGCAAAGGATGAATGATCCACTTACTAAACTATGACGGCGTAAAATTGACGCTTGACCTACATCCAGGGCAAACACAAGCCCATGATAGCGTCAAGCGGTTTATATTTATTATCGCTGGCACGCAAAGCGGCAAAACGTCCTACCTCCCAATATGGCTTGACCGTGAAATACGAGAGAAAGGAAACGGGGATTACCTCGCAGTCACATCTACCTACGACCTTTTGAAAATGAAATTTCTCCCAGAGTTGCAGGGCTATTTTTGCCATATCTTCGGCTGGCAATTCAGCGCAAGCGAAAAGACAATATACCGACAAGACAAGCCGCGCATGTTTACCCGTATCATTTGCCGCTCGGCTGATGCTGATGGCGGGTTAGAAAGCGCAAGCGCAAAGGGCGCATTATTCGACGAATGCGGACAGGATGGTGTAAAGGTTGGCGCATGGGAAGCCCTACAAAGGCGTTTATCACTTTCAAGCGGGCGCGTGCTGGGCGGCACAACTCCCTACAATCTCGGCTGGCTGAAAACACAGATATTTGACCGCTGGCGCAATGGCGACCCCGATATACAGGTTATACAATTCAAGTCCACAATGAACCCGTCATTTCCCGTCGAGGAATATGAGCGGGCGCGGCGGACATTGCCGACATGGAAGTTTGAGATGTTTTACAATGGGAATTTCAGCCGTCCCGCTGGTATGATTTACGAGGACTTTACCCAGCAGCACATCCTCCCCGCCTTTGACATCCCCGCCGCATGGTCGCGTTATTTTGGCGTGGACTTTGGCGCGGTGCATACTGCTAAAATATGGCTGGCACAAGACCCCGCAAGCAAAATATATTATCTATACCGCGAAAGTTTAGCGGGCGGCAAAACCACCGCCGAGCATGTCGCAAGCGTCAAGCAGTACAACGAAAACAACCTGCTTGCGTGGGGCGGCGCAAAGTCCGAAACTCAACAGCGTATGGACTTCGGCGCGGCTGGCTTGTATATCCAGGAGCCGCCAGTGTGGGAAGTGGAAAGTGGTATAAACAGGGTGATTGCACTACTAAAGGAAAAGCGGTTATTTGTACTTGATAACTGCAGGGGTGTGATTGACGAGATAGGAACGTACAGCCGTGAATTAGATGCCAATGGGCAAGCGACTGAGAAGATAAAAGACAAAGCAACTTATCATCATCTGGACGCTTTGCGATATGTAGCCAGCGGAATTTCGGAAGGTGGTATAAATTGGGATGACGACCTCGGAAAAGTCGAAGATTACACTAACAAATGGAGCTAACAAATGGCTAGAAAACGCAAGGTGAATTTGGCAGAGGCTGAACCGGTGAAAGAGCGCGATGCCGTCGGCATAAAGTTTTTCGAAAGCGGCACGACTGGACTGAAAGAGTTTAGCGGGTTTGTCTCTGAGGCGTATAACTCGCAACTGTTTTATCCGCAGGTAGCGCCGCTTTATGCACGCCTCAGAACTTCAATGCCAGAGATTCGGATGGTGTCGGGCGGTTTTACCTCGTGGTCAAGACGCATAACTCCGCAGGTAGACTTGCCAGACAAACCGACAGACGACGACAAACGCTATCAGGAACTTGTATATTCTGACTTCGATAACATGGAGGGCGGGTTTGGCAAGTTTATCGAAACGACAATTTCACGCGCCCCATTCGACGGATTTATTTATTTCAGCGCCGTTCCGTCAAAACGCGACCCGAACTGGATACCGCCCGCCTCGCAACAGGGCGAACCCGACGACTGGCGAAGTGAAGCAGATGACGGCTTGACTGGTATCCGCCGACTTGCCATGCGTGACGTGTCCACGTTCGCAGGCTGGGAATTCAACAAAGATAAGCGCATGACCGGCATGTGGCAGCAGGATTTTCCAACGCCTAAAGTTATGTTACCGCTCGGCGATTCGCTCCACATGACATTTGGTGACGCGAACAATCCCGAAGGCAACACGCCGTTACAAGCAGTCTGGAGATTGGAGCGGTTGCGCTACGGCTTAGAAGTTGTCTTCGGCATTGGCGCGGAACACGCAGCGGGCTACCTCAAAGTTGGGCGCACAATAGCGGGCGACTTGACCGAGACCGATAAGACCAACGTGAGAAACGCCGCCCGCGCAATCCTTACCGCGCAGGAAGGCAATTATGCGTTATTCCCGTTTGGCATGGACGGCGAGGTCAAAGATGTAACTTTCTCGGCTGGCTCGATGATACTTGACGCAATCAAGCATTATTCGATTTTATCGCTGTCCGTGTACATGATGCAATTTATGGCGCTGAACACCCTGACTGGCTCAGGCTCATTTGCCGCCGCTGATGATAGCTCGTCAATGGGCGTGTTTACCTTCAACGCCATGCTGGACGGTTTTGCCTCGCAGTATGACCAGCAAATAGGGCGCAGGCTTTACGAGTGGAATAAGTCGGCATTCCCGAACCTGACAAAACGCCCGAAGATAAAATTCAGTCACATCGAAAAGAATGTCGCGCTTGGCGAACTCGGCGCATTCCTTTCGCAGATGAATGGTATTCTGCCGCTGGGTGAAGATGACATGAAGGCAATCCGCAAACGTTCGGGCTTTTTATCGCAGGCGTTGCCAGAGACAGAGGAAACACCCGAACCACAGCCAGAAGGCGAGACCATCCCGCCCGAAGATGAAGCGATGAACACGAGAGACGCCATAGAACAATCGCTTAGATTTTACAATCGGCAGAACGTGGAATTGAGAAAGGCGCGATAATGCAAATCACAAACATGGCAGAAGCCCGCCGCGTGTTGGAGTTGACGCTTGGCGATTATTCAAACATTCGCGGCGAATATTGGGCGAATTTGTATGATGCTGTTTGGGAATATATGACAACTAAAAAAACA